TACATAGATTTGCATTTGTCGTAGTATTCTTCTGGAAGCAGTCCGTCTAAAGCTTTAGCAGCTTTGACTGGGCCTATGCCCTGAACACCAAAGATGTTGTCACTGCGATCTCCAACAAGACTTTGTACGTACAAAAACTTGATACCTTCATCATGTGTTACTTCTTGGAACACCTTCTTGACAAAGTTGTAGTGCCTACCGGGTATCTGAAGCAAGTCCTTGTCAATCGAACAAATAACTGTTGATTTGTGAGTTTTGTCTTGGTCAATGCCTAGTTGGTCATCAGCCTCAAACCCGTTGCATATAACAGCTTTGTGCTGTGTTACTAAGAACTCTCGTACTGCTTGCCAATGTTTGGGCCTAGCATCAGGTCGTTGAGCTTTATAGCTGGGTGCTATTTCTCTACGAAAGTTACCGCTACCTGTAAGGTACACACTGTAGCTGTCTGCTGTAGTCTCTTCTAGAATGTCTTGCATAAGCTTATCGGCTCTAGCTAGGGCTACCCATTGCTCTTCGTCTTCTGCTGACGCTGCGGCTCTGTATACCACAATGTCACCATCAATTAATGATCTCATGTTTACTTTCTAGGTTATGCGGCATAGACCGCAGTCCAATAGGCCAGAGGATTTCTCCTCTGACCCATATGGTGGAAGCTTCGATTTGGTCTTCAACTAGGTAGGACAGAAAGCCAGAAAACTCCCTACGTTGACATCCTCGAATGCTGGCTTAACAGCTTCCGTAAAACAATTAAAATTCTACAGCTTCTTGTGAGTTTTCAGACATAGCTTCTGCCATATCTAGATCACCTGCGGTGTAAGCCTCAAACTTGCGAGCAAATTTAATGATTACATCTAAGGTGGTTGCTTCCAACTCAAAGGGCTTAGCACCACGAGCTGCAATGTACAGATCAGTTGCACGAGCTAGAGCGTTCTGACGAACGATAGCACGATCACCGTGCAATGCTGGAATAGGAAATACTTTTTCTTTGTAGCTGCTACCACCGTAGCTTTTAACTGGTGCTGCTGCTGTAGCACTAGGTGCTGCTGCTGGTGCTGCTGTACGGCTAGTAATGTTGACTGCTTTAGTCTCTATACCATACGTACCTGTAACACCATCAAAGTCTACAGTGTAACCAACGTCAACACCGGGGTTCTTGAAACCACATTTAATCCATCCTCCATTGACTTTGAAGGAGTAAGTTGGTTTTGTACCAAACTTAGTAGTCACATCTTTAGTGGATACGGCTTCCACAACGCCTGTCATCATTACCATTTTACATTTCTTCCATGTTGAACCAATTGGGGCCATAACTAGCGCCTGCATTGAGCTTCAGCGATAGCGGCTTGTTAAAAGTCTTTTGAAAATACTTGTCTGTTTCTTTAAGTATGTCTGTAATCTCCAATATAAAGTTAGCGGCAGAATCGCCTTTGACATCGAACATTAGGGAATCGTGAATAGTGTTAACCATCTTTACGTCATCCCTATTCTTTAGCAAACGGAAAATAATGCCCAGCATAAGCGGAACAATGTCTCCTGTTGCTAATCCTTGTACTGGGTAGTTCTTAAGCTCTGTAGGGCTAAAGTTGTAAGTTCTTGTAGACCAAGTACTTTCGTTGTGGTACTCAGAGAATGAGAATTTACGACCAGTTTCTGTAAGTAGTGTGTACGTCCTAACTTTCTCTGTTAGTCCGTCTGCGTTTTTAGAGTAGGTAGCATTGCGCTCTACTTCTGCTGCAAAGTTCTTGTGCCAATCTGCCACTTGTGGATAACGTGTGTAGAAGACATCAATAAACTTCTTGGCTTCGTCTAGGCTACATCCAGCTTGTTTGCTGATAGCCTTAGCTCCAGCACCATAGATAAGCTGAAACGTCCTAGCTTTGAAAGGCTTACGTTCGTCTTTAGTTGGGTACTTGCCAAACATGTCTTTGTACAGCTCTGAGTGAATGTCTGCGCCACCACCGATGTCTTTGGTCAATTGCTTGTCCTTAGTAACATGTGCTAGAGCAACAACTTCTAATTGGTTGAAGTCTACCTCAACAATCAAACCTCTATCATACCTCGAAGTAAAGATTTGTTTGATGGGGTTATTACTTATATTTTGTAAATTAGGGCTGGTTGAAGACAAACGACCTGTGACGGTTGCTGTGTGGTTAAGCTTGCCGTGAATAAAGTCACCAATGATGTGTTTACTTAAGCCTTGCACATACGTTGATAGTTGCTTAGACAGCTCTCGGTATTGCAAAAGCTTCTTAATCAAACTAATTGCAACAGCGTCAACTGTATGTAGCAACATGTCATTGAGAACAGCATCATCAACACTTACTTGACCAGTCTTTGCAGACACTTTCTCCGGGTCAGGCACGTACTTAATAAACGCTGGAATCTTAATGCTTTTCTCTACAAGTTTGTACTTAGTGTTACCGTTCTTGTAAACACCAACTTCTTCTTTGACTTTAACCTTCTTGGTTCCACCAAAGAAGAATTGACTCCACTGCTTAGGACTGTTGATGTCATCAACTCGTCCTGCTGCAAGGTCTGTCAAAGCAAGTTGTACATCCACGTACTTGTTAACTACCTCTACGGTGTACAAGTCTAACGCTGCCTTGTCAATGTGTAAGCCGTTAAACATCATCTCTGTGGTTGCGTGTAGTGCTTCCATTTGAGACAGTATTAGTGCAACCTGACCATTCTTTTCAGCTTCTACGTATTGCAAATTTGCTATAACAAAAGTGTTCTCAAGGTCTTGTTTGAGATACGGCTCTAGTTCTTCTTTTGGTATTTTGTCAGAACCAAGACCAGCTTGAAAGTAAGCTTTAATCTTGTCGTCTTTGACTGGCAAGTTGTACTTGACAGACAATTCATCCAGACTAGACCACTTGCTGCGCTGTCCAGTAAGAATGTATTCAGCTAATTGTGTATCCCAAATCTTACTGCATTGAAATACTTCTTTAAGAGCAGAACTCTCTCGATACAAGTACAACAAATCAAACGATATGTTGTGACCACAATAAGTAACACCTGTTCCTATAAAGTCAGCTATAGCCAATTTAAAAGTTTTGGAACTGTCAGTTGTAAGAGGAACACCGATGCTGTTGGTAATGCCGTATAGCACTACCCTGTTATCGGGGCTCATAGGATGAGCTAGTCCTATTTCTTCATTGCCGTTGAGTGTTGTTTCAACGTCAATAGCTGCGAACAGCGGGATGGTCATGGTTTTCCACCTATAGTATTGATCATTGTTTATTCAAACCTTGCCCTGATTGGGTCAATAGTTACTAGGAATTGTCCGTGTCGATCTGACTCGACGTGTTTAGCACCTCCTCCGGGTAGTTTGTTCTTAGGAACATTGATAGTCCGAATCATTTCTTCTTCGGGGCTTTTGGGTTCTTTGTATTTTCCCAAAGTAAGTACAACGTCTGCTTCGCCCGGTTTGTCCGTCTTACTTCCACGGAGAGCATCCATTCCGATAAACGGAGGGTCTTTAAGATCAACAACCGAAGCACTAAGCTGAGAAGCTGCAATGACAGGCCCATAAGTGCGGGCAAGTTCCCTAGCCCACTTATAAATCTTGCCAAGTTTGATGTCTTCACGTTCATCTCCTTTGCTAAAACCATCTACTTTGTCTAGCTGGTCAAACACAATCAATCCGGGATTAACTTCTCGAAACAAAGTCTCTAGGTCACGCACATGATTGGTGTCTTTAGTAACACGAATCTTGTTCTTGTCCCCATCCATCAAGGCTGTGTAGGTCTCCATAGCTACCTTTGAATCAGCAATAAGTTCTTTAGACTCTTTACCAAGCGCAGCTTGAACAATACGAAAGAACACAACTGAAGACTCTTCCTCGTTGTTAACCCACACAACAGGTCGATTTTTAGGCAACTGCTGTGCAATGTAACTAACCTCACTTGCTAGGAATGTTGTTTTACCTACCTCAACACGCGCTGCAACAATGACAAAATTACCGCTACGGAGAGGCCCAAGAGAACGATTAAGCACGTCCAATCGCCACTCATAGCCAGTACTACTAATGCGATCTGCAATACCAGATAAATCAGCAGAAACAAATAGCTCATCTTTTTCAATGAATCTCTCCACGCTCTTAAGAGCATCAGTTGCAAGCATGTGTACATGCTCTAGGTCACTAGAACCCTCCTTAACGCGCTCACACTCTTCCATGATCTGAGCTAAGTAGTCAAGCTCAATAATGCTTTTAATAACTTCCTCGTGTGCTACGTGGGGTGTGTACATCTTTGCTTTAGTCAAAGTCATACGCAACTTAACGATTGCATCGTCAGTTAGTCGTTTGCTCTGATCTGCTATCAAAAATGCACTGAAGGCATCCCAGTTAAAGCTTGTGACACTTGGAAATGTTTTGTAGTATTTCTCCATGCCATCAAGAATGATGTTGGTCTCTTTGACCACTACATGCGGTTTGATATGCCGCCTGTACTTTTGTAAGTTTTCTTTGCTTTCAGCGCAAAGAAATAGAACGTCGTAGTCCATTAAAGTCCTATAAGCATTGATATTAATTCACCTACTGTGCATTCTTTTGGCTCAGAGCCAATGTCTATGTACTGAATAGATGTCTCTCTAGGTAGGAAGTGTTTTAGTTCTTTCTGTGCTTTGTCTGCTCCTTTTTTACCTGCTTCATCAGGATCAAGCCAAATAACTATGTTCTTGAAATCAAGCTCATATATTTGAAGTAGTGTGCGATCTGTGATTGTTGTTCTTAGTAACGCCAAAGAGCTAATCATTCCATCAGAATCTTGGGCTATTCTGTATGCACTGAGGTAGTCTTCAGTAATCACAAGTGATCTGTTGTTTTTGTAGTGAAACCATGCGGAGTCACCTTTGTTACCGTTACGTAAATAAGTAGTTATATATTTTGGTGTAGCACTAGGAAGCAAGTTACGTACCTGATAACCAATGATGTCTGTTTCTGGGCTGCGAAGTGTAAGCGCAATTTGATGGTCTTTCCCTTCTACGCCACTAAACCCAAAGTAATCAGTACTACAGTAGTGTTTTAACAGCCACGTTTTTGCAGCACTGCTTAGTGGGCCTAGCTTTGGTGTTGGTGTTTTTACTGTATCAAGTACCTTCTCTTCAGTGAGCCACGTAGCCATACGATCACCACTAATACCATCAGAAGCAAAGCCAGCTTCAGCACAATGGTGGCAATATGCCACGACACCTTTGTGTGTACGTTTGATATACAACCTACGCTTTGTGTCCTCACCAGAGGGGCATCCAACGTGATTAACGTGTACCTGCTGCCCCATCACAGATGGTGCATTAGCTAAGATAAGTCTGCGATCAATCAAAGTAACTCCCACTTGGTGCTGGACTCACTATTGGGTCTTCCTTAGTGCGTTGATTTCTCCATGCAGTACGAATAGAACGTTCTTTTTGATTCATCATGTACTTACCACCTTTAGTAGTTTTTCCAGCTTTACATGCTGGGCAACTGCATGATTTAGGAGTTTGTTTCATAAGTTCCTTTTAATAAAACCCAAAATAAATAGCCCTCCCAAAAGGGAAGGCTATATGGTTTTGCAGTTCTAGACTACGTTGCCGTAAATTTTGATGAAGAGTTCGTCAGCAACTTTGCGTTGTGTTTCATTCAGCTTGTTGAGATACACCACTTGGTAAGCTTTGTGTAAGGTAGAACCATACGACAGCTTCTTGCAAATGCTGAACAATGAGCGAGGAGACATAGTCAAGTTGAATTGACCAGCTTGGTAGCCTTGGCGAATCAAGTTAGCAAGTTTAACAAGCTCCTTGGTTGCTTTGACCGTGATAGTGGAACCCCACTTGTTTAGGATCATTTTTTCTTCTACATCTGGTTTGAGATAGCCTACGTAAACGGCTGTGCCGAAGCGATCTAGTGTAGCTGAGTTTTGTACGTTAGTACCAGCGTGAGCACCTGTGTCATCACCTTGACCCTGTGTATTACCGATTGCCACAAGCCTGAAGTGATGATGTGGTATCACTTGTTTGTCTTTGGTACTACCGGGCATTTCTTTTAGGAACAGCTTGCCTTCGTCCTCTAAGAGCCATTGCAGACCCATAGAAATCTCTGGAGGAGTTACGTCCCACTCGTCCCAAGCAAAAACTGCGCCATAGCGCACAGCTTCTGTAACAGCACCATCAACCCAGTGTGTAGAGCCGTCCCTAGCTGTTAGCTGACCAAAGATCATGGAGCTATCCATGTCTCCTGTGCAGTTAATACGGATAAAAGGGCGACGAGTAATAGCACACAACTGTTCAACCAGAGAAGACTTACCAGCACCAGTAGGGCCATAACAAAGTACCTTTTCGTCCATTTCCCAAGCACGTAAGATGCTAGCTGCAAGCTCTGCATCAATGACGTAGTTAAGGTTTACCTTTGGAATAAAAGAAGCAATACGCTCATCCCAATCATATGAGTCAAAGATTGAGACAGGAAAGTCATCTTCTGCATTTATGTCCGTGTTTCTAGTAACAACGGAGAAATATGCTTGATCAGCTTTAAGGGCGATCCTACCTAAATGTGGGGTATGTGGAGTAGCTAGCTCTCTGGGACACATTTCTTCAAGAATCTCTGTGAATGCTGCTTCTGCCGGGGTTGGAGTAGATACTTTGCGCTTATCTAACGCCTCCTTAAGAGCTTTCTTAACGAGGTCTTCTACTTTATCTGTACTAGACATGACTTAACACCTTTCTTTCTATTAAGGATAACAACTTGCTGGGAATTTCTTGGGGTTCAGAGACAACATCGTGTGCTTTGTAGTAGTACTTAACTGAGTCACTACACAAACCTAGGCCATAGATGTCTACTTTTTTACCGCCCTGTATTTCATCGATGACTTTTTTAGTAAAGCCTTCTAAGCCATAAGAACTTTTAGAAGCTGCTGGACTACCATCAGACATAACAACCATGATCTTTTTCTTCTCTTTACGTTTGATCAAGCGATCATGTGTCCAGAGAATGTTTTCACCATCAGGGTTGCCATTCATGTGACGACTACTCATTGAAAAATCATGCACTAGTGCATCTTCAGTGACTTTTAGGTCAGAGAAAGATTTGTAGATAAACATGACTGGAGCAACTGTTGAGCCAGAGATGTATCCATCAGTAAAACCAATGATTTCTAGTGGTATGTTTAGTGTTGAACACACTTCATTTAGCAGCAAAGTAGAAGCTAAAGCGTAGTACGCCTTATCACCAGCCATAGAGCCAGACATGTCTACTAGAACTGTGATAGCAGCATCCAGAGTCTTGTTCTCAATCCGAGTCTTAAACACACGCTCATTGAATCCGGGAGCATCAAAGCAAATACGAGACAGTCTAGACTGGTCTAGCTTGCCGCGTTTAGTGCCGTATTGAGTTTGTACTCTAGCTCTGATTTGTATTAGCCTACGAACCTGTTGAGCAAAATTTTCTTGAGAGACTAGCTTGTCACTAACCCTACTCCTGTACTCAGTTTTAAACTTTTCACTAGTGGCTGTTTTATTAAAAAAAGTAGTATCACCAGTCTTTTTAGGATAGTTAACTACAATGAAATCTTTGTAGTCAGTCAAGTCCCATCTATCTCTACCAATGTCTACAGGTTCAAAGTTAACACCAACCTTACCCATCTCAGCACCATCTTGAGGCATAGTCAAAGAGAACTTTTCTAGGTCTTCTTTGGTGAGCTTTATGTTGATGACTTTGTAGTCTTGTTCACCCTTTTCA